GGAATGGGTGCGCTTTGGCTCGGCGCTGCGGGTTGGAACATGCACAAGGCGAGGGGGGCCAAGTGACACGAGACGAGTTCATGGCCGGTATCGAGGCCAACATCCGCGAGCTGGTCCGGCAGGGCGAGGCAGAGCAGTTGCAGTGCCGCATCGCGCCTGAGCCCATCGAGGCCCCGGAGCCGCAGCCGGTGAGGCAGCACGACCTCGTGCGGCAGCGGGCTTTGCTGCACGGGTGGAACACGCTGTCGGAGCTACCGGGCGCGCCGAGCTACGGGACGTTCGTGGCGGCGGTTGAGGCGTACGAGACGTACATGCTCTGCCACGACAGGCGGCACTCCGGGCCGGTGATTTGGTGATGAGCCCCGCCACGACGGTCAAGGCTTGGCACTTCACGGGTACGACCCTGCGTGACGGTCGGCCGATCCCGCCGGTTGGAGAGTGGCTGATCCACGAGGGCGACGTGAAGATGTGCGAGCGGGGCCTGCACGCGAGCCGCAAGGTGCTCGAGGCGGTCACCTACGCGCCGGCCGGGACGATCCACCGTGTCGAGTGCCGCGACGTGGTGCAGGAGGACTCCGACAAGCTGGTCTGTCGCGCCCGGCGCATCGTGGGCACGGTGCAGACGGACCGTGCGGACCAGATCCTCCGGCGCTTTGCCCGGCTGTGTGCGTGGACGCAGCTCGACAAGTGGGACGCGCCGGAGATCGTGTGGCGGTGGCTGGAGACGGGGGACGAGTCCATCCGTGCCGCCGCGAGTGCCGCCGCGTGGGCCGCCGCGAGTGCCGCCGCGAGGGCCGCCGCGAGTGCCGCCGCGAGGGACGCCGCGTGGGACGCCGCGTGGGACGCCGCGTGGGCCGCCGCGAGTGCCGCCGCGAGGGCCGCCGCGAGTGCCGCCGCGAGGGCCGCCGCGAGTGCCGCCTACAACCTGGAGTTGGAGAAGCTGCTGCTGGCAGAGATGGGGCTCAAGCGATGACGCGCGCCCTGCCGTCCGTGCTGGCTGAGATGGGCGCGTGTCGCGAGGCTGTCGCCTGGGTTGGCACGCGCACGCTCACCGAGGCGTGGGCGCAGTGCGAACGAGCCGACTGGATGCTCTGGCTAGCCGCGAAGGTGCTGGACCGGAAGCTCCTGGTTCTGGCGGCGTGTGCGTGTGCGAGGACGGCGCTCGTCCATGTACCCCCGGGCGAGGACCGACCATTGCGCGCGATCGAAACAGCCGAGCGGTGGGCGCGTGGGGAAGCGACTGAGGAGGAGGTCGGGGTTGCCGTAGACGACGCCTACGCCGCCTACGCCGCCGCCGCCGCCGCCTACGCCGCCGCCCACGCCGCCGACGCCGCCTACGCCGCCGCCTACGCCACCGCCTACGCCACCGACGCCGTCCACGCCGCCGCCCACGCCGCCTACGCCGCCTACGCCGCCGCCCACGCCGCCTACGCCGCCGCCGCCGCCCACGCCGCCCACGCCACCTACGCCGCCTACGCCGCCTACGCCGCCGCCCACGCCGCCTACGCCGCCGCCTACGCCGCTACTCGTGCGGCATCGCTACGCAGTCAGGCCGACTTGGTGCGCCGCGAGATCCCGGTAGAGGTGATCGTCGCGGCAATGGAGGCGAAATGACCCGCGACTTGCCGTTGCTCATCCTGACGAGCGACCTCGTGGACATCATCGTCATCATCAGTTTCCTGATCCTCTGCTACATCCTCATGGCTGCGATCTAAGGGAGGTTCCACGTGAAAAAGTGGTTCACGCGCGCCGGGCTGTTGCTTTTGCTGGTTTCGCTGGGCTGGTACTCGAAGACGAAATACTGCCAAGAGTTCCCCAACGAGCCGATCTGCGTCGCGCCGACTCCGGAGCCATCGCCTACGGCAACACCTACCCCCGTGCCGACTCCGACCGCGACTCCTGAGCCGACACCGAGCCCCTCGCCGGAACCGACGCCGGAACCGACGCCCACTCCTGGCCTGACCCCGTGCCCCAAGACGCCATCCGAGGGCGCCTACGTCTACCTCAACAACAAGCGGTACGGGAACGGGATCGACTCGACGGTGAGGATTTACGGCGATCAGGAGATGTGCATGTTGATCCACGGGGTAGCGGTCAACGACTGCCACTTCGAGGGGATGCAAGGCGACCGCGCGGCCTGCGAGATGTGGCTTGTCAAGAGGCAGACGGGCGCCTCCGGTGGCTGTCCCGTGTGGCAGTACAGCGAGGATGCACGGAGCGGTTTCGAGTGCCATCAGGCACCCAGCGATCCAGCCAGTTGCGATCACTACGGCGATCCGGTCTATCGAGACGACCCGCAGACGCATGACGTGTTCGAGGGGCGCCCGGCAGAGTGCGGCCTTCAGCGCGACACCGTGGGCGACCCGATGGCGGGTTTTTTCGTGATTCTGCACGGGCGAGTGTACGGGCGCGCGTGTCTCCCGGATTACAGTGGCTGCGGTCCATGGGTTCCAGGCAAGGATCTTCAGTGAGAGCCTGCAGGCGCGGTCACAACTTCGATGAAACGGTTGAACGGATATGCCTTGAATGCCGTCGCATCAAGGCCAGATCCCCGGAGGGTCGAGCGAAAGCACGTAAGTACGAGAATGAGCACGCGGACAAGAGGCTCTCGTACAAGCGGAAATACTACACGGCCAATCCATCACAAACGCTTGAGCGGAATAGGCGCTGGCGCGATGCAAATATCGACTCTGCGCGCAAGGCACAGCGAGAAGCCTACAGGGCGAACCCCGAGAAAACCCGCGAGGCCGCCCGTGAATACTATCGCGCCAACACGATCAAGGCACGAGAGAAAGTTCGCGAGTGGCGGAAAGCCCACCCACTGAAGAAGCGCCAGTACGAGGCTTCCCGAAAGGCTCGGAGCCGATGTAATCCAATCGAGAGGTTCTCAGAAAGCGATTGGATGCAAGTCGTAGAGTTCTACGGCGGCTGCTGTGCCTATTGCGGAATTACGAAGTGGGAACAGATGGATCACGTTGTCCCCCTGGCATCGGGTGGTAGGCACGCGCTAACCAACCTCGTACCGGCATGCGCTCACTGCAATCAAAAGAAGCACACGGCAACATGGGAGCCTCGCATGAGGCATCCACTAATGGAGAGTGCGGCATGAGTGGACCGTGGGTTCTGGGGAAGGACGGGCAATGACATGGCGATGTACATCCCGTCCCTCGCCGACTTCGGAGACGACGCGCTCCCTCTCGATCGTCTCATTCACCGCAACCGACACTCGCACTGCAAAGTCCAGGCGCTCTACGCCGACCCGATGACGGAGCCGCAGCGGTTCCGACTCCTCCAGGCCCACTGCGCCAAGAGGGGACGCCGCCACGAGTTCGTCATCGAGACGCGCGAAGGGCTGGCCTGCCTGTGGTGCGGGATCTCCAGGGCAGTCCCGAAGAGGGAGGTACACGCTTGATCGAGGAGCAAGACTTCACCGGGGAGTTTCTCAGGGGCAGCGCCGGAATCCGTTCGGACCCACGCCTCCCCATCATCGCCCAGATGGCGACCACCATCTTCGTCGAAAAGCAAATCTACCGAGACGACCGGGACGCCCGGCGCATCGCGATCGACCAAGCGATCCTCCTCTACGGGGAGATCGCCATCAGGCTCGCGGAGAACGACCGATGAAGGTCATTGAGTGCAAGGACGAGGCCGCTTGGTTGGAGGCTCGCAAGACCCTCCTGACCGCATCCGACGTGGCGTCCATCTTCGGAGCCAACCCATTCAAGTCGGAGCTTGCGCTTTGGGCCGAGAAGACCGGCGCCATCGAGTCCGCCGACCTGAGCGAGTCGGAGCCGGTCCAGTGGGGCAAGGAGTTCCAGGGCGCGATCGGTCGGCGCTTCGCCCAGAAGACCGGCCGTGAAGTCGAAGAGGCCGAACGGTTCAACATCTACGTCCACCCGGACGTGGACTTCCTCGGAGCCACGCTCGACTTCTGGGAGAACGACAAGGCGAAGGGGCGCGGCATCCTCGAAGCGAAGGCCACCGACTTCCAATGGGAAGAGGACGCCCCCGCGCACTACCAGATCCAACTCCAGTGCCAACTCGCGGTGACGCGCATCCCATACGGGACGCTCTGCGCGTTCAACGGGCTCAAGCGCCCCCCTGTCTGGATCGACTACGAGGCGCACCCCGAGTTCATCAAGCGCCTCGTCTCGAAGGCGGAGGCGTTCTGGTGGCGGGTCCAGAACAAGGTGGCGCCCCCCGTCGAGAATGACACGTCCGAGTCCACTAGGCAGGCTCTCGCCGCACTGTACCCGAGGGACACGGGCGTCCAGATCGCTCTGCCTCCCGAGGCGATAGACTGGAGTAAGGAACTCGACCAGTTCAAGGCCCAGGCAAAGGCCATCGAAGACCAGATCCGAGCCAGGGAGAACGCGCTGAAGGCGGCGATCGGTGAGGCGTCCTACGGCGTGCTCGCTGATGGGTCCGGCTGGAGTTGGAAGGAACAGGTTCGTATCGACCCGCCGAGGCCGGAACCGCGAGAGACGCGCTTCCGAGTGCTCAGAAGGGTCCGCGGCAAGTGAACGTCTCAACGGACGCAGTTACCGCTACTGCTGGCCCTGTCAGTTGGAACTCAACAGAACACTTAGGGAGAAGAGAAAGAATGAGCAGCGGACAACTCGTTAAGCAGTCTGACCAGCGCGTCTCGTACCGAGCACTTCTGGAGCAGAACAAGGGTTCCTTCGCACAGGCACTTCCGCAGCACATCGGCGTGGAGCGTTTCATCCGCGTGGCACTTACCGCCGCGGTGCAAAACCCCAACCTCCTCCGCTGCACCAAGGAGAGCATCATGGCGGCGCTGCTCCAGTCGGCGCAGCTTGGCCTCGTTCCAGACGGACTCCTGGGCCAAGCGTTCGTCATCCCCTACGGAGAGAAGGCCACCTTCCAAGTCGGAGCACAGGGACTCTGTGAACTGGCAACACGTACCGGGCGCATCTCTGCGGTGATTCCCGATGTCGTCCACGAGAAGGACATCTTCGAGTTCTGGCGAGACGTGGAACAGGATCACTTCAAGCACATCCCACACTCCGGCGCCGACGATCCCGGCAAGGTTACACATGCGTACTGCATTGTGCGCCGGACGGACAAGACCGCGAAGGTCGAAGTCCTTTCGGTTGGAAAGATCGAACGTGAGCATCGAGCCCACAGCAAGGCTCGCAACTCCGGCCCCTGGCAGACCCACTACGAAGCGATGTGCAAGAAGACGGCGGTGCTCGTCGCGCTCAAGTGGGAGTCGAAGTCGCCCGAGTTGGCCCGTGCCCTGGCGGTCGAGGAGAAGGTGGACATGGGCCTCGACATTCCCCAGGAGCAGGAGGCCATACTCGACGCGGAGACGATCCCGCAGCCCTCCGCCCTCGACAAACTTGCCGGAAATACTCCGGCTGGAAGTCCCATCGACAAGTCAAGCGCCGCGATGCGCTACGACGAGTCATCCAACGTCGCCCCGTGTGCGGGGTGCGCGTGCAACGTGCCGGCCCCTTCGGTCTCGGACGCCGAGGGCCGCGCTTTCCACAACGAGTGCCTTGCGGTCCTGAAGAAGAAGTAGGGCGCGATGGTGGAGGATCTCTTCGCCGTGGAAGTTCTCGCCTACTGGCAGGCCAAGAGCGGGCGCCAAGTTCGGTTGCCGAGCGTTCGAGCGTCGATCTTGGCGCGGATCACGAAGCGTCTGTCGGAGGGATTCACCCCTGCTGACCTGAAGCGGTGCGTGGACTTCGCCACCTTCGACGAGTTCTACACTTCGCGAGGGTACGCGAAGGATCCGACGGTGATCTGGCGAAATCGCGAGAGGGTCGAGTCGATCCTGTCACGGTGCGCGCACGCGGCGTCGAGGCCGCTGCCGCTATGAACTCCATCACCTCCTTCGTCGAGCGTGCGCTTCGGGGCCGCTGCATCATCTGCAACCGGCGGCTACCGAAGGCGAAGATCGCGCTCTACCACGCCTACGCGACGCACTGGGAGATCGGGATGAAGGAGAGCGAGGGCGGGACGGTGGAAGTCTGTGTCTGCGGGGAAAAGTGCCACAAGGCGTATGCTGATGGGAAGGACGCTCAGAAGGGAGAATGACGATGGCAAAGGAAACTCAGGCGCACAAGGCGGAGCGGCTGGCGGAGGCGGCAATCAATCAGGCCGAGGAGAAGCGTGACGAGGCCCGCGAGGACGCTCGGGAGAAGGCCGCGGACGCGAAGCGCGAGGCGGAGAGGGAGCCCGAGGTCGTGACGCCTCCACCGGCGGCGGCACCGAAGCGCGTCTCCGTGATCGAGGACGGGCACACCGTCGTCAAGGACGTGTGACGATCCGACTGATCGTGCCACAGCAGGGCGCCCGGCAGCGTATCCAGACGGCCGAGATGTACGCGCTGGATCGGAAGCTCGCGGTCGCCCGGCTGAAGGAGGAACTCGCGCCGAGGGTGAAGTGGTGGCGGGTGAAGCGGCTGCTGCGAAGGTGGCTCCATCAGTGAGACGAGCCGGCAGGATCGACGAGAACCAGGGCCGCGTGGTGCAGGCACTTCGCAAGATCGGGGCATCGGTGGCGATCACGAGCGGAGCCGGCGCAGGACTTCCCGATCTGCTCTGTGGGTTCCACGGCGAGACGTTTCTGATCGAGTTGAAAAATGGCGACAAGGTTCCCTCCGCGAAGAAGCTCACGCCGGCCGAGCAGCATTTCGTCGCGAACTGGAAGGGGCGCCCGGTGAAGATCGTCGAGTCGCCGGAGGAAGCGGTCAACTATCTGATCGCGAGCGTGACGTGAGCGACAAGGAGCCGGCCAGCGCGAACAACCTCCGGCTCCTCGACGATGCCACGAAGGCGGAACTCCTCGCGCTCTCGAAGGCCCTGCGCGGCGACGTGCAGAAGATGGGCGAGACGATCGCGGAGGAGGTCTTGTTCAAGGAGCGCCTCCTCGCGGCCACCGTGACCAAGCTCATCGAGGCAGCGAGCGACCCGGACATCACGTTGGAGGAGGCGGTCAAGGTGCTGACCGTGGCGAGCAAGCTCCACGGGGATTGGCAGACCGCCGTCGCCCCTATCGCGCGGCGCCTCGGAGAAGACATCCGCCGGATGCGGAAGGAACTGGCTGCGAAGGGGGGTGATCGCTCGCATGGGAAGACGCTACAGTCTGGACCCGCTGGCCGACTTGGTGACGGGATCGGCGGAGCAGGAAGACGAGGATCTACGCGAGCGCCCGGAACTCCGCCTGACGGACCAGAGGCTCGAAGCCCTCGACCTGTGGAGCCGCGACCCGTGGACGTTCCTCACGGGGACCGACCCCGACACGAACGAGCCGATCATCCGCACGATCGACCAGAAGGACAAGCGGAACCCGATTAAGGCGTTCCCGTCGCATCTCTCCTACCTCCACTACTACCTCGAAGTGATGGAGTCGGAGAAGTACATCCAGACGGAGAAGGCTTCGCAGATGATCGTCTCGACGGTCACTCTGTTGAGGAGCCTGTGGAAAGGCTCTTTCACGACCTCGTACAAGGCGCTGCTCTCCAAGCACAAGGAGGAGGAGGCCGCGCTCCTGCTCGACGAGAAGATCCGCCAGGTCTGGATGCTGATGCCGGACTGGCTCCGGGCCGCGCTGCCGCTCACGCTGAAGCCGAAGAACAAGATCACCTGGGGGAAGACGGGCGCTTCGATGCTGGGCCTGCCCGAGAACGCGGCGGCGGCGGATGCCCGCGGGCAGACCTATCACACCGGACTCATCGACGAGGCCGAGTTTCAGGACGCGCTCTCCGACATCCTCACAGCGATGCTGCCCCGCGCCGGGCAAGTCATCTTCTGGTCTACGCCGGCATCTGGGGGCGAGGGCGCCCGGATCTTCCGGTCCTACCTGAAGGACGACCCGATCACGCTCCATCCGCGCCTCGTCGAGATCCGGAAGAAGTACGTCCATCTCAAGGGGATCAGCCTCCGGAGGAACGAGAGCAAGAACGTCACCATCGTCCGGATCGAGCACATCGCGGACCCGGCGAAGAGGTCGCCGGAGTGGGAGCGCGAGGCAGCGAAACCGTACCCGTCGATGGCCGACTTCCGCCGGGAGATGAAGATCGACCGGAGCAGCAACGCGGGGCGACCGTTCTACCCCGGCTTCGCTGAGAACCCGAAGCGGTACGTCAAGGCGATCCCGCATCTGCTCGACTATCCGATCATCAGGGGGTGGGATGCAGGTCGCCGCAATCCGGCATGTTGCTGGATTCAGTATAACCGGAGGCAGCGTCGAGTCTGGGTCATCCGTGAGTTGAGCCCGAACGATGCCGATATGTTCGTGTTCCGCGACCTAGTGAAGTACCTCAGCGGGCAACTCGCCTACGACTCGCTCCTGGCTCACAACACGCCGAGCGGATCGAACCGCGCCTACGAGATCCTCAACGAGTTGAAGCAGGACGCGGACTACCCGGCGCAGCCGTGGTTCACTGGGAAGCATTCGTTCGTGGACTGCGGAGGCCACGAGTTCGTGCGTCCTGGGCCTGGGCTCACAAAGGCCGGAGAGCCACAGGTGGCAGCGGAGATCCTGGCCCTCGGCGACATCTTCATCCAGCCGCCGTATAGCTTCAAGAAGTCGCGCTACGAGATCATCCGCGGCCTGTCGAAGATCCGGAACGATGGGTTGCCTGGGATGTTCATCGACCCGGCGTGCCCCTTCCTGATCCGTGGGTTCACGCAAGGTGGCATCGTCTACGCGAAGGGGACGGACAAGAACCCGGACCCGAACGAGCCGGCGGTGTCGGAGTGGTCGCACATCCACGATGCTCTCGGCTACGCGCTCGTCAATACGGTGGCGCTGGAGCACGCGGACTACTTCGCGCCCGGCCCGGACGGCGAGATTCACTTGGACTTGGGCGGGGACGAGATCGAGATGATGGACTCGTATCTGACGGGAGGGGAGCTATGAGGCCAGCATGGATTGCGGCGGCAGTAGTGGTTCCCATCCTGGCACGGTGGCTGTGGCTGGACCGCCGGCCTCCCCTGTTCATCGACCTTAAGCGCGTGAACGACGAGGACCGCCGGGCGCACCACGTCGCGCTCTACGAGGACGTGGAGTACCGGAACCGGGTGAAGCGGCGGATGACCGAAGGGAAGGACTGCCCGCTGAAGCCGCTGTACGACCGGCCGGCGATTCTCAGGAGGAAGCGCAAGGCCAAGGTCTACACGATGCCGCTGGCGAGGGGGAAGCGATGAGCGAGCCGGATTGGGCAGACCAGAGAGCCCGGCAATGGTTGGACGCGGCGCAACAGGTTGAATGCATCTCCTCGGATGCCTTGGATGCCAGCCTCGCCACCCTACTGCGGGAGGCGGAGCAGGCGGGATGGATTGACGGGCACACGAACGGGTCCGAAGAAATGCTAGCCAAGGTCCGCGGCTCAGTCGAGTCCGTGCGCTCCCGCTACGCCTCCGAGAAAACCGCAGGGTGCGCCGATGCCGTCCTGGCCCTCGACGAAGTGCTCGCGGAGTTGCGGAAGTGAGCGACGTTCTCCAGTTCCCGGTGCAGGGGAAGCCGTGCCGGACGTGCGGATTCGTGATGGATCGGGACGCCAAGAACGACGAGTGCTTCTGCTGTCTCCATCAAGTTCCGCTCCCGCTCGCCGTCCCAGCGAAGTCGGGCGAGCCCTGTCGCGAGTGCGCCGGGACGGGACACGTCTCGGTTCACATCTGCGAAGACGACAGGGAGTGCGCGCGGAAGTGCCCGGAGCAGCAGCAGTGCATCGCTTGTGGAGCCTCTGGGTTGACCCCGTGAACGAGAGGTTCTGGTCCCACATCGCCTATCAGGACGACTCCCCGGATTCCTGCGCGATCTGGTGCGGGAGCGTGGACGCCCTCGGATATGGCCGAGTGAGGGTCCACGGGCGCCTCAGAAGCGCGCACCGCGTCGCCTGGGAGTTGGCCTTCGGCCCGATCCCGGCGAACGCCCAGGTGAGGCAGCGGTGCCGCAGGAGCGACTGCTGCCGGCCGGAGCATCTCTACCTGTTCCCGGTGGTCCGGCTGACCCCGGAGGCGGTGCTCGCCATCCAGACATCCCCTCTGGGGTGCCGGAGGCTCGCTACGCTATGGTCGGTGTCGTGGAGGCACGCGGCCCGGCTAAGGGCTTCTCACTCAAGGGCTTCTGCCGCAGTGGTATAGCGTCAGCGCCTTACTCTGATGATGGGCGCTATCTGTCGATACCCGTGCGCCCGAGGGTAGGATGGGAGACTCCGAGCCTGGGTCCACCGCGGAAGACCTCATCATCGCCGAGGAGGGCTTCGTTCCCCACGCCTACGAGGACTCCGAGGGCTATCTAACGATCGGCTTCCGATGACTGAAACCGGCGTGTCGATGATTCGGCTCTTCGAGGCGTGCCGACTGCGCCGGTATGCTGATGCTGGCGGCGTGGCGACAATCGGCTGGGGCCACGCGATCAAGCCCGGCGAAGGGATCGGCGTCACGATCACGCAGCGTCAGGCTGACGCGCTTCTCGTCGCGGACATCGCCGAGCGCGAGGCCGGGATGCAGGCTCTCGTGACGGTGGACCTGACCGACCCCGAGGCAGACGCGCTTGGGAGCTTCGCGTTCAACGTGGGGGTGGGAGCGTTCTCGCGCTCCACGCTGTTGAAGCGCGTCAACTCGGGCGCGACCCAGGACGCCGCGGACCAGTTCCTTCGGTGGGTATTCGCTGCGAAGGTTCGCCAGCGCGGGCTCGTTCGCAGGCGCAACGCCGAAGCGGCGCGGTACCTCGGCGCGTCCCTGCTCCTGGTCACGGCAATCTACGACGGTGCCGCGTGAGACTAGGGCAGATGGAGACGGGCGTCTTCGAGCGGGAGGACTGATCGGATGCCTGTAGCGGTTCTTGGCTCCACGGACGACAAGGCCCACAAGGATCTCCTCGCAAAGCTCATCGAACAGTTCGAGTTCTACGCCAAGCAGCTCGATCCCATCAAGCACTCGATGAGTCGCTACACGCGGCTCTACCTCGGAGAGCGCAAGGATCCCAGGCGCGAGAACGAGAAGTGGCGATCAAACACTTGGCTCGGCGACCCCTTCCAGCAGACCGAGACGGAGGTAGCCGTCTGGATCTCGATCCTCAACTCGCAGACGCCGACAGTCACGGCCGAGGGTGTCGGCTCCGAGGATGAGTGGAAGGCGCGCGGCTTCACGAACGCCGTGGACTACATCCAGCGCGGGAATAGCTGGACGTATGGGCAGGAGCAGGCGCTTCGCAAGGTGTCCTACCAGGGCTGGACCGTCATCGAGCCCCGCTGGCGGGAACTTTCGTTCAAGGCGGTGCAGCCTCCGACCAAGGACGAGAAGGTCAAGTACGACATCGCCGTGAACGAGGTGATGAAGCAGGGCGCCCCTCCGCCACCGGACGCCGTGAACATGCCGGATCAGTTCGCGCTCTGGACGCAGCAGTTCGGCATCCAGCCGCCGCAGTACGGCCCTCGCGAGGTCGTCCAGTACCGGGGACCGTGGTGGGCGCGGAACTCGGATTACGACTACTACTTCGACCCCTTCCTTGAGGACTGGACGGAGCAGGAGGTCTTCATCAAGCGCGTCCTGAAGCCGTGGGCGTGGCTTGAGAAGAACGCGGGACCGGAGGAGGGCAAGCGGTACGATCCCGAGAACCTCGCGAAGTGCAAGGGAGGGACGGGCGGAGGCGACCAGCAGCGGCTCTCACAGTGGGAGCGCGAGATCGCCGCCCGCCAAGGGCTGACGTTCCAAGAGAACGACCCCATCTTCAAGAACGGGGCGGAGGTGCTGGAGTTCTGGCGCGTCAAGGAAGACCTCCCCTTCTGCACCGTCGTCAACCGTACCGCGATCGTCAACAAGCGGCCCGACGTTCACCCGTATTGGCACGGGCAGCTCCCCTTCGTGCCGATCCGGAACATCCCTCTCGCCGGCCGCGCCTTGGGCATGTCGAGTTACTCCCAGATGGAGAAGCTGTTCGGGGACCGCGTGAAGTTCCGCGACCTCCTCTTCGACATGATGCTGATCTCGGTGATGCCGATCCTGCTGAAGAAGCGCGGGATGGGGCTGGCCGACATGCAGAAGCAGTGGCAACCGGGGATGGTGCTGGACGTGAACGAGCCCGGCGGCATCCAGCGTGCGATCGACCCTCCGAGCGGTTTCGCGGAGCTGGTGCAAGTCACGCAGATGATCCTTCAGGATCAGAACCTCATCCTCTCGACGGGTGAAAACGTGAGAGGCCAGCAGGCCCAGGTGGGGCGCGTCTCCGCGACGGAAGCCCAGGCGCGACTCACTCAGGCCCTTGTCAGGCACACGCAGAGGACGGTGCGGCTTGAGGAGGAGTTCAACCCGATCATCCCGCAGAGCCTCGCCCTCATCGGCCAGAAGTGGCCCTCCGACGACCAGAGCCTCGCGCAACTCCGAGCCAAGATGGTCGGGGCGAACGAGGCGGATCCGTGGGCCGACAAGGAAGTGACGAAGGAACTGTTCGTGGAAGCCCTCACGATGGACATCAAGTTCACGGGGGCGTCACGGACGCGGGATCTCCAACTCGCCGCCCAGCAGATCAAGGACTTCACGCAGTTCGGGGCTTCGATCCAAGTCGCTCCTGGGGTGCCGGCGCTGTCTGGGGTCGAGATCCGGAACCTCCTCCGCCGCATGTACCGGACGCTGGGGCAGAAGGGCATCGAGGAGGCCCTGACGACCGAGGGCGATCAGGCCGTGGCGCAGGCGACGCAACTGGCGCTGTCCAACTCGATGGCTCAGGCACAACTCCAGGCGCTCCAGTTCCAGCAGGGGATCCAGCAGCTTCAGAACCCGCAGCCGCCGCCGCAGGAGCCCGGCCCGGAGGCCACTATCCAGTACCGTGACACGCCCCCGGACGTGAAGCGGCAGTTGGAGCAGCGCGTCGGCCTCCAGCCGTCGCAGATGGGCGATCTGGAGGTGGCCGCACAGGTGCAGAAGGCACAGCCGCGGCCGATGCCGCAAGGGGGACCGCCCCGTGGATGACTTCGAGAGGCGTGTCGATGCGCGGGCGCTGGAGGAAATCCGCACCAGCATGGGCTTCATGGCCCTGGAAAGGATCCTTCGGCGGATGCGCGAGGACGCGATTGAGACGCTGGCGTCGAACCCGACGGCATCGCGGAAGGAGACGAAGGGTAAGCTCCTGATCCTCGATCAGATCGTTGCGTCGGTGGACGAGGAGATCGCCTACGTCCGCGGCCTTGCCGAAGCCGAGCAGGAGACGCTCCGGATCTCGCGGGGAGTCGCCGTCGAGGGCGGGGGTACGGGAGACTTGACGTGAGCAACGACAGGCCGACGATTCCGGTGGGAGACGTGATCCGCAGCTTCAACGTACCGGGCTGGCTGCGCTGGCTCCTGAATCTGTTCAAGGGTACTCGAATCCCGGCGGGTCCGGTGGACATACTGCTCACGAAGGGTGGCGCGACTCCTCCGGGCACTGGGCTCGATCAGCCGCATCGGCCTGGACCGCCGAGGGTGGGCCTGCGGTGACTGACACGCGCGAGGGATCGGAGGCGGCTTGAGTGAGCGTGAAGGACTGGCCCTGGCTCGCGTGGCTCGGTCTGTTCCTGCTGGTCGAAGTGCCCGCAGCGATTCGCAAGCGCGGGGGAACACTGAGCGAGTGGACCTGGCGGGTGTTCGCGCTTCGTCCACCGGAGCGGACGTGGGGACCGGCGCGACGGGTCACGTTCGTCGTGTTCTGGATCGTGACCGGCGCTCACTTCGTCGTGCAAATCGAATGGGGG